GACGACGCCGGGCCCCGGCCGGGCACCTCGTCGGACGAGGGCCGCCGCGCGGCGGCGAAGAAGTCGACGGCGGCCGCAGCCAAGCCGCCTGCTACCGCCACCTGAGCCGGGCGGGGCCGGAGCCGCACGGGGACGGATCCGGCCCCACCCACCCGACCAGTGAAAGGGGTGCGTGGTGGGGATCGTCGACCTGACCAGCGTCAAACTGCACCTGAACATGCCGGTCTCCGATACGACTCAGGACACCGAGCTGCAGGGCTTCATCGATGCCGCCGGCGACCTGGCCCGCGACGTCGTCGGGCCCATCCTGCCCGAGACCCGGCTGCAGGCGTTCGACGGCGGTCGGCCCACGATCACCGTCGACTGGCTGCCCCTGGCCTCGGTGACCTCGGTGACCGAGTACCTGGGCCGCACCGCGTACACGCTGACCGAGCAGCCCCTGGGTGCCGAGACCGACGCCTACTCGTACACGGTGGACTACGACACCGGGCAGATCTGCCGCCGCACCGTCGGCGGCATGCCCAGCGTGTTCGCCTACGGCACCAAGAACGTGATCGTCCAGTACGTGAGCGGTGACGGGACCGTGTCCCCCTCGGTGCGGCTGGGGGCGCTGGAGCTGATCCGGCACCTGTGGCAGCTCACCCAGCAGGGCGGCCGCCCCCAGTTCGGCGGCGCCGCCCTCGACGGCGAGAACGGCGGCGGCGTGCCCACCGGTTTCGCGCTGCCCGCCCGCGTCATCGAGCTGTGGCAGCCCCACCGCCGTCCCCCCGGGATCGCCTGATGACCATCCCCTCCTCGTCGGTACCCGCCGCACGCCGCTACCTGTACGAGCAGCTCACCGCCCAGCTCACCCCCGACCCCGACTTCCCCAAGAGCCAGCTGCGGGTGGTCTACGACCAGCCCGGCACCTTCCAGCCCGACGACATCGTCGCGATCGGCAGGGTCACCCGGCAGACCAGCGTCTCCAGCATGGTCGGCTCCGGGGGCGCCGGCTGGCTGGAGGAGCGCTACCAGGTCGAGGTGATCATCGATGTCTTCCGGGGGGGCGGCGACTACTCCCAGCAGACGTTTGACCGGGCGATGGCACTGACAGACGCCGTGTGCGCGGTGGTCCGCGCCGATCCCACCCTGGGCGGCGCCGTCCTGGTCGCCCGCCCGGCGTCCAGTACCCATGAGAGCGAGCTCGACGAGGAGCACAAGGGGCGGCACTGCGTCGCCACCCTCGAAATCGACTGCTACCAGCAGATCTAGGAGGTGGCCCGCCGTGGCCGCGTACACCTACACGGGGGCTGAGCCCCGCTACTACCCGAGCCTTGCCCTGACCGCCGAGCCCGGCATGCGTGCCGAGCTCGCCGAGGATCCCGGGGACGGCCGCTGGGAGCCGGCCCCGCCCAAGAGCGCGGTGAAGGCCGCCCAGAAGGAAGGCGAGCACTGATGCCGCAGCCCACGTTCCGTAGTTTCCTCGGCATCGCCAAGGAGACCACCTTCGGCACCGCCGTAGCCGCCACCGCTTACCTGCCGGTGAAGTCGATGAAGCCCAAAGACAAGTTGGCCTTGCTCGACGACGCCGGCATGCGCGGCTCGATGGTCGACTCCTACGGCAAGATCGCCGGACCCGTGTTCGCGGAGTATGACTTCGAGGGCGACGTGTTCCCCGACACGGTCGGGTACGCGCTCGCCGGCGTCCTCGGCGACGTCACCGTTACCGGCGCGTCCGCCCCCTACACGCACGCCATGGCCGTCCTGAACAGCGGCACGGGGCAGCCGCCGTCCTACACGCTGTCCGACTACTACGCGATCGCCACCAGGCAGTTCGCCGGCGTCAAGTTCTCCGAGGTCGGGATCAAGTTCGCCGGCGACGGCCTGCTGACCTACAGCGCCAAGGCGGTGTCGCTGGCGTCGGCCACCACCAGCGCGCCCACGCCCTCATACACGGCGGTGGCCCCGCTCGCCGGCTGGGTGGGCGCGGTCACGATCGGCGGCAGCGGCAACCTGACGCTGATCGACGGCGAATGCACCATCAAGCGCCCGGTGGCGGTCATGCACACCGTGGACGGCACGCAGGCCCCCTACGCCCTGTGGTCCGGACCCGTAACCGTCTCCGGGAAGATGAACCTGGTCATGGAGGACGACACCCAGCTGCTGAACTACCTGAACAACTCCCAGCCGTCCCTGGACATCAACTACGCCCAGGGCGCGGGTGCCTCCGCGGTGCAGGTCAAGCTGCACATGACCAAGGCCGCCTATGGCAGCGCCGAGATCGAGCGCGGCAAGGACTACATCGGCCTGTCCGTGGACTTCGAGGCCATCGCCAACACCACGGACGTGGGCGGCTCCGGCGGCTACTCGCCGATCAAGGTAACCCTCCAGAACGCACTGCCCTCAGGGACGTACAAGTGAGCGACCACCTCGACATCAGCCAGGCCAACCGGATCCCGCTGCCCGGCGGCGGATGGGCCGACCTGCGCCCGCTGTGCGACATCACAGAACGGATGCGGCGGCCCATCAAGCGCCTGTCCGCGAAGCTCACCTCCTTCCCGAGCTTCATGGACGCCGTCCAGCAGGCCGAGACCGCCCGCAACGCCAGCGGGCAGGGCGAGCTGTCCACCCAGGACCAGCTCTCCCTGGCCGCTTCCATGGGAGAGGCCTTCGACGTCCTGGAAGAGCTGCAGGACCAGCTCGTCGTCGCCGCGGTCCGCGGCTGGAGCTGGGACTTCCCCGTCACCACCGACATGGTCTTGGACCTGCCCACCCCCGCCCTCGACGCCCTGCGCCAGGCCGTCGGCCCCTACCAGCAGGCCCTGAACCCGAACTTCGAGCCGAGCCCGGACCCGGCGTCCCCTACCGGGCCCTCCAGCGACTGAGAGGCCAGCTGGAGGGGTCCTTCACCTACGGCCCCGGCGAACTCCCCGAGGACGAGTACCGCACCTGGCGGCTGTGCACCCTGCTGCACTGCCGCCCGTCCGAGCTCGACGGGGAATCGGCCCTCACCCTCGACTGGCTCCTGGCCGTCGACAACACCGTCGCCAAAGCCCGTCAGGCCCGAGAGGAGGCGGCTGCCCGTGGCTAACGGGATCACCGTCGCCGTGCGCGGCGCCCGCGAATGCGCGGCCGCCGTGACCGCGATGGACAAACGCATCGACGTGGGCACCCTGAGCGCGCTGAAGGCCTCGCAGAATCTCGCCAAGGCCAGCATTCGCCAGGGCCTGCGCGGCCGTCCCCGGTGGGACCACCGCGGCAAGTCCAGTCGCACCGGCGAGCACATCAGCCTCAACCTGTCCCCCCACCACGTCAGCAAAGCGGGCGGGCCCGGGCGGCTGACCGGAAAGCTCTACCGCGGCGTCGGCGGAGTCCGCAAACCCAAGCCGCTGCCCGCGGGCGGGTTCCAGGGCGGCGTCGGGGTCGGCGGCGGCGTCCGCAACCTGTACAAGAAACGCCTCGAAGACCAGTACCCCTACGTCAAGCCGGGCGTGAAGAAAGCCGAGCCGAAGATGGCCGCCGTCTGGAACACGGCCTGGGGCAAGGCCACCCGCTGACCACCACATAACTGCACAGCTGCACCGAGCCGGATGGGGGTGATCCGGCATGGGCGCTCTGCCCCCGGTGTTCATCGAGTTCCTGGGATCCTCTGCCGGCGTCCGGACGGCGATGGCCGGCGTCAAGGCGGAGTTGGCGGCCGCCGACACCGCCGGGGCCGGCGCGTTCGCCAAGACCGGGATGCTCGGCAAGGCCGCCCTCCTCGGCCTGGGCGTCGCCGCGGCCACGGTCGCGGCCAAGACCGTCCACATGGCCGGCGACTTCCAGCTGCAGATGACCCGCGTCCGCACGGGCGCGGGTGAGGCCGCCGCGAACATGAAGATGGTCGGCGACGGCGTCCTGGCGATGGCCGGCCGGGTCGGGCAGTCCACCGAGGAACTTACTGCTGGCCTCTACATGGTGGAGTCGGCCGGCTACCACGGCGCGGACGCCCTCAAGGTCCTGGAAACCTCCGCCCAGGGCGCGAAAGTGGGCGCCGCCGACCTGAAAACCACCACGGACGCGGTCACCACCGCGATGAACGCCTACAAGATGGGCTCCGGTGAAGTCACCACCGCGATGAACGCGCTCATCGCGACAGAGGCCGAGGGCAAGACCAACCTCGAAGCGCTGGCCGGGTCGATGTCCTCGATCCTGCCGGTGGCGGCGGCCGCGCACGTCCGCCTGAACGAGGTCATGGGCGCCATGGCTACGATGACCGCCCAGGGCACCCCGGCCGCCGTCGCAGCCACCTACCTGCGCCAGACGATCGGCCAGCTCTCCAACCCCTCCGGCAAGGCCGCCAAGGAGATGGAGAGCCTGGGTCTGTCGGCGGTCCAGGTCGGCCAGAGGCTCGGCAAAGAAGGCCTCGCCTCGACCCTGACCCTGCTCACCGACGCGATCGAAAAGCACATGGGCCCGGCGGGGACCGTGCTGATCAGCCACCTGCAGAAGGCGGCCGCGAACACCTCCGAATACGAGAAGGTGCTGGCCAACCTGTCCCCGGCGCAGCAGACCTACGTCGGTGCGCTGGCCACCATGGTGGGCGGCACCAAGAGCATGCAGGCAGCCCTGCAGCTCACGGGCCCGCACATGCAAGATTTCATTGACAAAACCCGCGCGATCGATGAGCACGTCGAGGCCGGCGGCAAGTCGGTTGAGGGCTGGTCGGACGTTCAGAAGAACTTCAATCAGCAGGTCGCCCAGGCCAAGGCCTCGCTGGAGTCGATGGGTATCCAGATCGGCCAGTACCTGATGCCGGTCGTGCAGCGCATGGTGCAGTACGTCGCTAGGGGGGCGTCGTGGCTGGCCCAGCACACGGTGGCAGCGAAGATCGCCGCCGGAGTCATCGGCGGCATCCTCCTGTTCTCGATCGTCGCGCTGACGGCCGCGCTGTGGGGGATGGCGGTGGCGGCCGCGGTCAACCCGGTCACCTGGATCGTGCTGGCGATCGTCGTCCTGATCGCCGAAATCGTGCTGCTCGCCACCCACTGGCGGCAAGTCTGGGCGTTCATCAAGGCAGTCGCCGGTGCGGCCGCCGACTGGATCGTCGCCCGCTGGGGGCAGTTCATGTCCCGGAACCGGGCCATCTGGAACGGCATCACCGCCGGCGTGCGGGCCGCCTGGCACGGCCTGGCTGCGTTCTTCGTGGCTGGCTGGCACCTGCTGACGGATCCGATCGTCCACGCCTGGAACTGGGTCACCCGCGTCACCACCGCCGCATGGAACCGCATCACCAGTTTTTTCCGCACCTGGTGGCCCCTCCTCCTCGTGATCTTCGCCCCCGCGGTCGCGGTCGTGATGTCGATTTGGAATCACTTCCATGCAGTGATCGTCTCCACCGCCGTCGGCGCCTGGCACATGATCGCCAACTTCTTTTCCCAGCTGTGGTCCCAGATCAAAGCCGCGGCCGCCGTGATTTGGGGCGGCGTCGAAAGCGCGATCATCACGCCGATCATGACCGCCTGGGGCTGGCTCGTGGCAGCCTGGCACGCCATCTCCGGCTGGCTTCGCGACCACTGGGCCGGCATCCGCTCCAGCGCGAGCAGCATCTGGGGCGGCATCCGCGACTCGATGATCACCCCGCTCGTCCACGCCTACAACACGATCAACAGCACCATGGACCGGATCGGCGCCTCCATCCGCGACGGCCTGCGCAGCGCCTGGAACGGCGTCAGGCAGGCGGCGTCCTGGTTCTGGGACATCGGCTCCGGCATCGTGCAGGGCATCGTCAACGGCATCCGCGCCGGCGCCGGGTGGCTGTACAGCACCCTGCGCAACCTCGCCTCCGACGCCCTCGCCTCCGCGAAATCCTTCCTCGGCATCAACTCGCCCTCGAAGGTCTTCGCCGACGAGGTCGGCATGGGGATCCCCGAGGGCGTCGCCATGGGCGTCACCGATCACGCGCACCTGGCCGTCGCCTCCGTGCACTCCCTGTCGGGCCTCATCGCACGCCAGCAGGTGGCAGGGCCCTCCCTGGCCCTGGCCGGCAGCCCCTCCACCAGGTTCGGGGCCGCGGGCGGCGCCGGCCACACCACGCACGTTCACGTCACCGTGCAGGGCTCCGTCCTCGCCGAACGCGACCTGCGCGACGTCGTGCAAACCCAGATGCTGCGCCTGGGCGCCCGCAACAGCCAGACGTACCAGCCGTACAAGAGGTAGGAGGCACGCACGGTGGCCGTCAACCCGAACTGGCCGATCCTCGAAGACGCGTGGGGGCCGTCCTGGAACGCATCCACCCCCTCACCCGACGAACGCTTCGTCGAGGTCACCCCCCGCACCCTGGACAAGTCCTCCATCCAGCGGGGCCGCCAGTACGAGCTCGACCAGGTCCGCACCGGCGAGGTGACGGCAGTCTGGTCCAACACCGACGGCGTCCTGGACCCCTCCAACGCGGCCGGGCCCTTCGCCGGCCGCATCCTGCCGTATCAGCCGGTACGCCGGCGCGCCCAGTGGCCGCCGACGGTGAACCTCCTCACCCAGGTGCAGGCCACCGGCGGCGACCTGGGCGGATACACGGCCGGGTCACTCGCAACCGGGGCGTCCATCTCCAGCGCAACCGACTCCTCGGGCACCGCCACCGTCACCGCCTCCGGCACCGCCTGGCAGGGCGCAAGCGTCCTGGCCGTCTCGGTGCCGTCCGCGACCGCTGCGCCGGCGCAGATCTGCTACACCTCCCAGCCTGCCGCCCTGCCCGGCCAGACGTACACGATGCAGATGCGGGTCCGCAACGTCACCCCGTCGACGTCGTTGCAGGTCAAAGCGGGTATCGGCTGGTACAGCCCGGCGGGCGGTGCGGCCGCGTCATTCACCTACGGGTCCACCGTCACCCTCACCGGGTCGGCCACCGCCGCATGGACCCAGGTCACGGTGACCGCAACCGCCCCCGCGAACGCCGCCGGCATCGACCTCGGGGTGATGGTCGCCGCCACCGCGGCCGCCACCTGCACAGTCCAGATCGACGGATGGCAGCTGGAGAAAGGCGCCAGCGCCACCACGTGGGTGCAGCCCGGCGTCTGGTACCCGATGTTCGCCGGCGTCGCCGAGCGCTGGCCCGCGTCATGGAAGGACAACAACTACGGCGTCGTGGCCCCGACGAGCGTCGATGCGTTCGCACTGCTGTCCCAGACCACGCTGGCCGACCCCCTCACGCAGGAACTCGCGATCCGCAGCCCCCGCTTCCTGTACCGGCTGGACGATCCGCAGGACGCGACGGCGGCCGCCGACGCCATCGGAAACTACGGGCCCGCCGACCTGGCGGCCTCCAAGAGTGGTGTCGGCTCCTGGACCTTCGGCAATCAGATCACCTCCGCCAGCCCGGGCGGCACCTACACCGGCGGGTCCGGCACGGTAGCCACGCTCGACAACCCCAATCCCGGCGTCTCCCTCTACTCCCCGGCAACCTTCCTTCA